TCGAGTACGTCGAGTCCATGGACTTGGCAGCCTTGATTGCCGATGTTTTGGCTGACCGCTTTGCGGACGCTGGCCAAGAGGAAAACTCCGACGCCCTGGACGCCCTGGCTGATGCCGCGCTGGAAATGGCGGAGAAGATCGAGGACAATGAGTTGTCCGAGGAAGAGGCAGCCGAGCAGGTGAAGGCCATCCTGGGCGGAATCGCCAGCGCCCTCGAAGAGTACGACGATCTGGAATATGAGGACGAGGACGAGGAAGAAGACGACTCGGGAAACTGACTGGTGGCGCTTCGCTTGCTGAGAAGAAGCGGAAGCGTCGAACGGCGTATTCGAGTGGCAGGAAAGAAGTAATCGGATACGAAGCGCCTGAGATAGTTGGAAGGAAAAAGGCCCGTAAAGTGAAGAAGAAGCCTGGACAAATTGACAGGACTCCACTGAAGGGCAAGTTTCGATGGAGGGATTGGTAATGGCAAGAAAACTATTGATCGACACCATGCCCTTCAAGGTCTTGTTTGAGGAGTCTGACAGCAAGGGCCGTCTTGTCGCTCGCGGAGAACATGCAAGGTTCAGCGAAGCGACTGCGAATGGTCGGCTTTATCCCAAGAGTGTTTGGGAAGTGAACAAGAACAGGCTGTCCGACGCGATGGAGCGTAGGCGCATGTTCGGAGAGCTGGACCACCCTGGAGACGGAAAGACTAAGCTCCAGAGGGTTTCGCACATCACGACATCCTTTGAGATCGATGATGGGGCTGGCGTGGTTACGGCTGTTGACGAGATTCTGGATACCCCGAACGGACGGATCTTGAAGGCGCTTTCGGAGGCTGGCTGCGAGATTGGAGTCAGCAGCCGTGGGTTTGGTTCCGTGAAGACTGATGAACAAGGGCGGGAAGTCGTGCAGGATGACTACCAGCTTATGGGCTGGGACTTCGTGGCGGACCCCGCCATGAGGACCGCGTATCCGCAGATTTTTGCCGAAGAGAACAAAATTCCGGAGGGCGACATGGACGTGAAGACGCTGAAGAAGGAGTACCCGGACATCTACAAGACCATCGCTGAAGAGGCGAAGGATGAGGTCTTGAAGGAAAGCAATCAGCAGTTATCAGAGGTGAAGGAAACCTCCCAAAAGACCATCAAGGAGGCCGTGGAAAAGGCCGAGAAGAGGGTCGAAGAGGAGCTGACCGACAAGTTCACCGAGAAGCTGCTTGGTGAGATGGAGTCCGTCCGGGACGAGACCGAGAAAAAAGTGAAGGCAGATCTCATGTCCGATCCTGATGTGGCCGGTGCGAAGCTTGCGCTGGCGGCAGTGGCAGAGACCTTGACTCCTTACATCATCCCTCAGAACGTCGAGGAAGCTGTGAAGGTCAAGAACGAAGAGATCGAGTCCCTGAAGAGGGATTTGGCCGAGAAAGAGCTGGAAGTCGGGCAGCTCAAGAGCGAGAACGGGGAGCTGGCTGCGGTGGCGAAGAAGGCCGCGTACACGCTGCACCTCGAACGCCTGGTGTCTGAGGATGAGGTAGAGGCCAGGACCGCCATCATCGAACTGGTTGGTAAAGTCGAAGAATTCGACGCGACCGAGGAAATCGACGCGAAGGTCGATGCGATCCGAGCTGAGCTGGATCGACGGTCCTCGGACAACACCAGCGAGGAAGATTCCCGCGAAGAGATCGAGGCGCGTGACGCCCAGATCGAGGAGCTCAAGAGGCAGAATGTTGAGCTGAAGGAGAAAGTGTTGGCAGTTGCCGAACTGGCCGAGCAGATGAGCGTTCAGGCGCATGTGTCGAATCGGCTGGTTGGCAACCCACACGCCAAGAACAGGAGCCTGCGGAGAAAGCTGGAGACGGCCAAGACCATCAAAGAGGCCGATGAGATTCTGGACATTTTTGGTGAAGAGTCTCACGACCAAGAAGAGATGGACAGGATCCAGTCCAGGGTGCGCCGCGGCAAGAGTCACGACATCTCCGAGGATACCAATGGTTCCCAGAAGGGGATGAAGCCGAAGACGAGGCAGGGAGTTGATCCCTTGGCGGATCTTGGGTTGAACATCGAAGAGGTCGCGGACAACTGCGGCTTGAACTACATCAAAGAAGAAGAGGGTTCTGTTAGGCACTAGGCCTACAAATTCAAGTTCAGATGAACTGAAAGCGGGGCCTGCCCCGGAAAGCGAGGAGGAAGAACATGGAAGCTCGAAACATGCAGCTTCTCACGGAAATGGGAGCCAACACGATCAACGACAAGTCGTATACGGCTCAACTGGCACAGAAGTGGGCTCCGCTGCTCCGTGGGATCAATGACCCCGTAAAGAGGGGTATCACCGCAATTCTCATCGAGAACCAGGTCGCGCACCTGAGAGGACTTCAGGAGGCGGACACCAAGACCGCGCAGATCGCTTACTTCACGAAGTGGATCTTTCCGGTGCTTCGCAAGGTGTTCCCGAACCTGATCGCCAACGAGATCGTTTCGGTTCAGCCGATGACGGCTCCCGTGGGCGCAGTCTTCCATTTCAAGTACATCTATGGCACGTCCAAGGGCAAGACCACGGCTGGCGACGAGATGATCGCCAACTTCGACCGCTACTACTCTTCGGAGTACGTGGACGGTGAGCACATCGCTACTGGCGACGGTGCCGCTTACGGCGGTGCTGGTGCGGCCTTGGCGGTTGGCTTGACCTGGAAGCCCGTGCGGCCCCTGGACACCACCATGGGCGGCAACTGGAAAGTCAGCATCACCGACGAAGATCCCACGACCGGCGTGGCCGCGCAGACCGCGGTTGACGACGGAAGCGGCGGATTCACCGGAGACGCTTCCGCTGGTGCCATCAACTACACGAGCGGCGCGATCACTGCCTTCAAGTTCACCGCGGCTCCGGCCAACCTGAACTTGATCAAGGCGTACTACCGCTACGACAGCGAGTTCAATGACCAGATTCCCGAGGTCTATCTCGAACTCGCCATGGAGACCGTGAAGGCCGAGAGCCGCAAGCTCAAGATCCGTTGGTCTCCCGAAGTCAGCGACGACTTGAGGGCCATGCAGGGCATGGACGCCGAGTCCGAGTTGATCACTGGCATCAGCCAGGAAGCCACGTTGGAGTTGGACAGGGAGATCCTGATGGATCTGTTGGCCCTGGCCACCCTGACCACCGACGCTTGGGATCGAAGTGTCCCCGCCGGTTCCAGCGAGTTGGATCACATCCGGACCCTGATCACCATCATCAGCAAGGTGGCGAATCAGATCCACAAGAAGACCCTGCGAGCGCCGGGTAACTTCATCGTGACCAGCCCCGAGATCGCCTCCCTGTTCGCGCTGTTGAGCGGGCACGGCGATTATCGCCCGACGTTCTCGTCCGGCAACGCTGAAGACCCCATGGCTCCCACGGACTACGTGGTTCGTCCGTCGAGCTACGGTCCCGTCACCAGCAACTTCGGTGTGACGAGGATCGGGACCTTGTTGAATCGCTGGGCGGTTTACCAAGATCCCTACTTCCCGACCAACAAGATCTTGGTCGGCTTGCGTGGTCGGTCCTTCATGGACAGCGGTTACGTGTGGGCTCCATACGTTCCGTTGGAAATGACCCAGACCTTCTTGCACCCGGATGACCAGGGTTACAGGAAGGGCCTGCGGACCCGCTACGCCACGAAGGCGCTGAGGGCGGAGTACTACGGCACGATCACCGTCTCCAACCTCTAGGGTTGAGATTCGGGGTCGGAGTGGTATCTGACAACCGAAGCCCGAGAGGGAAGTAACCCATGAGGGGAGAGGTGCAGCGTGTCTGCCCTCTCCCCTTTTTCAATTTGATTCAAGGAGGAAGATGATGGCTAGCAAGAAATTTCGCATGAAGAAGTCCCTGGTTCCTTCCGACCCATCGTTGCGTGGCAAAGTCGAAGTCACCATGAGGTGGCGTGAAGCGAGTCGGATGGGTGCCCGCCAGTTGCAGAAGACCATCGGTCCTGACGACATCCTGGAAGGCGACACCTTTGAGCAATTCGTCCCCGAGTACCTGGAAGAGGTGGTCGAGGTCGAGAAGGCAGTAGTGCCCAAGGTCGAGAAGGACGAACCCAAGGCCGACGAACCCAATGCCGATGAACCCAATGTCGATGAACCAAAAGCCGATGAACCCAAAGTCGAGGAGACCAAGGCATCGGATGGTGGTGGACGTACCACCACGAAAACAATCAACAGAGGCAAAAAGAGGTAGTGCCTTTCAACGAATGAAGGAGTGAGACGATGAAACTGAACGTTACGAACAATCGGACGGATCCTCTTTACATCGAGACGCGGGGTATCTCGATCCAGGCCGGTGCGAGCATCGTCCTGAGCAACGCTGGAGACCTCGACATCGCCGCCTTGAAGGACGAGAGCGATGTGGTCATCACTGTGGACTACGAGGCTGGCGACCTGCGTGTCATGGTGTGGGAATGGGTGACGTTGCCCGCGGCCCCAGGTGGCGCGACCACCTCGGCCATCGAAGGCCGGATCGTGGACCAGTATGGTCTGCCCATCGCCGAAGCCGTTCTGTTGAAGCTGGGCGCTTTCGACGACGCCATGTGCGCGACTGCCGCAGTAGCCGCGACCTTGGCGACCGCGACCGCGGGTTCCATCGAGGACGGAACTGGCACTGCCGCACTGATCGTCAAGACCAGTGCTGATGGCGAGTTTGCCTGCACCCTGACCGACGCTGCCGATGCAGTGGTGTACTTGGCCACCGCGCCGGGTTATGGTGTTGGCATCGTGGACGCGCAGGACATCGGCTCTGTCGAGTTCAGCGCGTAGGGAAGTCTGATTTGTCGATACGGGGGGGGAGGGGTTCTCCCCTCTCCCCTTTTTGCTTTCTAGGAGGATGGTATGCCCTCGATTTCTGCTAGTCCAAAGTCCCAGCAAGAGATCGTCGAGTGGGTGAAGAGAAAGCTGGGGCACCCGAGGCTGAAGGTTGAGTTGACGGATGACCAGCTCAACGATGCGTTCAACGAGGCAGTGCAGTGGTTCATCGGCAGGCTTGGACTGAAGAAGACCATCATGATCAATGTGGTTGCTGGTCAGTCAGACTACCCAGATTTTCCAGAAGATGTTGACGACATCGTATCGGTCACGCCTCCGAGGATGACTGGATGGGATTTGGCACCTTGGGAACAAGAGTCGGCGTTTCTTGGTTTCAGTGGTTTCCCTGTTGCAGGTAACTCCCCGCTAGGCGGTGGTGTTGGTGGTGGTGGTGGTTACAGCGCACTGGTACAGGGGATACAGTACAGCGAGCAGGCAAAGCGTGTGATGAGCGGGGATTTCGATTGGGAGTGGTATCCTGAGACAAGGACACTTCGGATCTACCCGAAGCCGCCCGAGAGCGGACAGATGATGGTGTCGTACATGATGAACACAATCGATCTGAAAATGATGAATGTCCGGATGGTCAGCCTGGTGAGGAAGATGGCGCTGGCCGAGTCGAAGCACACGCTTGGAAGGATGAGGAGCAAGTACAGCGAGTGGGCCATGGCTGGAGGAGAAAAGTCTATGGACGGCGACACGCTCCTTGGAGAATCTCAAACTGAAAAAGACGAGCTGAACGAGGAGATTTCGAGCCTCTCGTACCCCGTTCCGTTCTCGATTGGATAGGAGTTGAAAATGATTGGCGACAGGACAGTCAGGCAGATCCAGGAGCAGATCGACGAAGAGAAGAACACAGGCGCAAGCATCGAGGAAGCAAAGAGAAAGGCCAGCAGATTGAGGGATGTAGACAGGGCCGCCAAGCTTCTTGAGGATGCTGAAGAGATTGTTGGTTCTGCGTTCACCTTGCTTGATGGTCTCGGGCTTGAAGATCTGGCCGACGATGTAAATTCGGTCGGGATCAGCTTGAGCAAGTTGGTTGACAGAACCGTCCAAGTAAAGGTTTGATTGAGGCGACATGCTGATCCATCTCTCAGAGATTCTTGATAAGGCCAAGACTGACAGGGTTGGCTCTCAGCTCCGTCATTGCATGGTTGCCGTGGCCAAGAAGAAGAATGGAGACGCGAAGGCCGCCTGGAACATTTGTCGGTGGAACCTGACCAGATATGGGTACATGAAGAAACCGTACCGGAAGGATGCGAAGGCTACCCCCAGCAGATTGAGGTTGACGAGAAAGGGGTCAAGGGCGAATATGAGGCATTCAAGTGAGCCCGACGTTGACAAGAAGAACCGAGAGTTCAAGAAACTGATGAAGAAGCTCGACAAGGACGTGTGAGGACACCATGAAAAAGCTAGCAGAAGATCTGAAGAAGTCTCTGGTCGAGATGGACCCCTGGGATGAACACGAAGAAGTGATGATGGACATGGTAGAGGTCCACAAGCCACTCACAAAAGAGCTCCAGAGAATGTGCAAGCGAGGAGTGGTTTGCGACACCTTCAAGATGCAAGATCCCTATGCTTCCAGCAGTTCGGTTGGAGACTTCGACCTGGAGTTCAAGAATAACGGCAAGATGGTTGTGGACCTCTCGGTCGGTTACAGCACGAAGGACGGTTGGAAGATCTTCGTGATGGAGATCTCGAACAAGTTCGACATGATTGTTGACCTGAAGGAGAAGCAGGAGCTCAAAATCAAGCCCAGGACCAGCAGTAAGGACGTAGTGAAAAAGATCGTCGGGTTCCTGGAGAAAGCTGGCTGCTTCAGAGAGGACGTGTAGAATGCGGCACAACCCATGGCACAGAGACGATGGTAAGTTTAGCACTGAGAAGGATGGAATCACATTCTCTCGCGGAGGAGCGAGATTCAAGACTGTAAAGGAGACTGGAATGCCAAGCGGATACAGATCATTCATCGACGAGTTGAACGACGTGGTAGAGGGATGCAAGACGCCTGGCAAGAAGATTCGGTCCAAGGGCAAGGGACGCGGGCTGGCAGTCGGAGACGGCAATGGTCCGATCGGCAGGGATGTTGACGACGAAGAGGAAGGGTGTGCCACCCCTGGTAAGAAGATCCGATCCAAAGGCAAGGGCAGGGGCCTGGCTGTTGGCGATGGCAAAGGCCCGGTCGGTGGTAGAGCCAGAGGGGCACAGGATGGAAGGGGACCTCGTAGTCGAATGAGGGAAGACGACTTCGGCGAGGCGAAGGGTCTGGTATCAGGAGCCAAGTGGGATGATCTGGTCTCGTTCTTGGAAGATCAGAATGTCAGCGATCTTGAATCGAACAACCAAGAGATCATCATCGGTGAAGATGAGCTCGTCTTGGACAAAAACGGAACGTGGGTTTTCCAGGACATCAACGAGGATGTTCGCGTCACGAGTGGTGAGTCCGAAGAGGTCTTGAGCGAGAGCCTTCAGTCGGACATCAAGAAGATCCTGGAGAAGAACCCGATCAACAAGGTCTTGTATCATGCGGTGTCGGAGCTTGAGGAACTTCGTGATAATGATGAGCGGTTTGCGGACGCCGAGATTGACTTCGATCGGATCATCGAGGCAGTTGAAAGTGCCCATAGTCTGGCGTTCAGGTACAAGTTATAGGGGCTGCTTGTGGGCGAATTTGTAGACGACAGCGAGCTTGAACTGTTCGACTCCTTTTCTGAGGAGTACAACAGGCTCACAGGAACGAAGGTGAAGCTGTGGAGCTTACGCCGCGGCCACGCCGTCGATCCGGTCTACGACGAGCCAAGCAAGAAGTACGGTTACGACGTTGTGTACGGGGAATCGTCTGCACCAAGTCACGATCCGATGGTTGAGCCAGCAGACAGAGAGGAATGGGCATTCAATGGGCCTTGGGAGTTCTGGGCGTCGGTGCAGTTCGAGGAAGAACAGAACAGCGACACGTCGATCGAAGAGTCCGTCGTCACCGAGTGGGAAGCGACTGCCTGGATTGCACGAGTGGCGCTGGAAGCGGCTCGTAGCCCGTGGGTCAAAAAAGGCGACGTGATTGAAATGTCCAAAGAAAAGTGGAAGGACAAAGCCGGAAATCGGATATACTTCGACGTTGTGAGCGCAACGAGGGCAGGACCTGCAAATGACACGCAGAACTACGTGAACCAGAGACTTCGGATGAAGAGAAAGACGAAGTTCGATCCCAGCAGGAGGGTGGACAGATGAAACAGTTGGCAGCGGAGCTCAAAGAGGCGTTCATCGCAACGCTGAAGTCGATCCAAGAGCTGACGATCGGAATGACGGTTCAGGTGATGATTCGTGGGCGGATCCAGAAGGTTGGAATCGTCACGGCCATCGATCCAGACAAGCAGTCGGCCACGGTCGAGGACTACCTGATGAAGGGCAAGTTCACCAGCTACGATAATCGGTACGCTTTCTATCAGGTTCCACTCCCGAAAGAGGTTGTGCTGGCAGGCGAGCAGACCGAGGGCTATGTGGATTCCTGGCAGTTGTACGATCACTTGGTTGGAAGGTACGTCCAGGTGTTTTCTAGGTCGAGTGGAGTGCTGGTTTGTGTCGGCCCGATCATCAGCGTGGATTCCGAGCTCAACTGCATCAGAGTTCGAGAGACCAGCATGGGAACGGCGGGTGGGCATCCTGGTGACATGGCGCAGGAGTATTGCCACGGTGCGTACAGGTTTTTCATCCCTGGGCTTGAAGATGATGCCCCAGGCACGGCTGTGGATGCGCCAGCGTACTGATGTCGATCGTCGCGAACATAGAGACAGATGACATTGTGAAGGCTGTTCGGAGCGGCGTAGCCTTTCCTTGCGCGATGTGCCTGAATTGGTGGAGAGCGAAGGAAGAGAAGAAGGAAAGCTGCATGGTGTTCACTGGTGGAAAGCCGTGTGGTGGGCCGATGGCAGGAATGGCGTTCCCGATGTACAAGGGTCCGTTGGTAGACTCGAACTGGACCGACTTCTGTTTTGTTTGCGGAGAAGAGGTTGTCGCGGCTGTTGAGGTGAAGGGATCTGATAGAATGCTCGGTGTGTGCAAGAAGCACGTTGGTTTGCTTGAGAAATTGAAACCATCAGGAGGGTCTGCTCGAACGGTAAAGCATGAGCAGGTTCACCGGATCAAGAACTAGGAGGAAGTGATGTACAGGGAACTGATAAAGGAAGTGGGCGGCATCATCGAGGAGCGCAAGCCCAAGATTTGGCACCAGGGAAGCATCGGGCGAGATGGTTTGATGCGGCTGGTGGCCTTGGGTGTTTATAAGAAGAGAGAGATCTTCGGGTTGCCTCAGTTCGTGACCGACGCTCCGTTCCCTGACAAGCTGTGGTGGGCGGCCGTTGACAGTGTGTGGGGAACCCAAGAGATGTGGACCACCGGAGGCACGTTGGTTCGCGGGATCGAGCACCAGCCGAACTACTCCCTGGTCGTTCGCACATGGAAGAAGCTTGTGGCTGACGAGTACGGATTCGAGCCCACGGCGTCGAAGGATGTCACCTTGACCAAGCAGGTCCAGAAGGAAGTGTCCAAGGCCGCAAAGCTGATGGGCGCTGCTGCCAACAAGGCCAAACAGAGGATGAGTAAGGAAGAGTGGGATGAGACGATGATGGGCAACGAGCTCTCCGAGGAGTTGCCTCATTTTGACGAGACCATCTTTGGCGAGTCTGCGGGTTTTGTTACCGAGGCTGGCGGCGGGCAATTCGTACACGGAGATCTCGTGGTAGCCATCAAGGACGGAGACGAATCTGGCGTTCAGGGACTCAAGCCTGGGCAGAAATGGTTTGTTTTGGCTGTCGATAAAGCCAAAAACACCATGGTTGTGAGTCTTGTCGGCGTGAAGGCTGATTTGGGGAAACTGGTGCTAAGGGTCACGTCGTCTGTTGTTGGCGATGTTTTCAAGAAGGTGTGATTTTTCGGCGCAATCACTTGCACAATGTTCTCTGCCAAGCCAAACGCCCTGAATAAGCAAGCGATCCAGTTCTCGAAGGAAATGGTGGGGCGAATGGGTTTTGCCTTGAGGGACATGCCGGTCGAGGCGGCAGAGGATGTTTTGCAAATGGTTTTGGATGCGATACCGTCTGGGTCTGAGTATTCTGACTACAAGGATGCACTTGGAGTGTACGAAGTAGTTGAGTCGGATCCGGATGCTTACGTGACTGGAGTGTTCGGGAAGCCTAAGCCCTTGTCCCTCAAGATGATTGACACGCTCAGAAGCGTCCTGTATATTCGCCCTAGTAACCGGAGTGGAATGGAGTCGGAAGCGGCGATGGTTTTGAGGCAGTATGAACCGTGGACTGTATCGACATTGCCGTATGAGCCAGCACCGGATGAGGCCGATGTAATTGCCAGGAGAGTTTCGCCACGGGAAGTGAGTTTGATAGAGTTGCAGTTGAAGAAGGTTCTTCCACTTGTGGAGAGACAGTTGAAAAGACTTGGCATTACGCCTCAGAAAGCATCACGCATCCTCTTGAGCAGGAAGGTCCTGCTCGACCTCTCGTTTTTTGCCCTGCGTCTGGAGTTCGGACAGCAGGGTTTTCCATATCGACCGCACTGGAGGCCAGCCCTTCGGAGTGTGATGACCAGAGAGCACCCGAAGACGATCCAGGATGCGTTGCTGAACCCGAAATTTCGTGGATGGAAGAAGTTCCCCAAAATCAACAAGAAGGTGCCTGCGAGCTCTTTGCAGGTTGATGATTTCCAAGATCGCACTGCGGTCTAGCAGGAGGGTTTTCATGGACATCAAGAAAGTGAACACGATTCTCGAACGTGCAGCCAACCATCTGTTGCTGGACGAGAACGAGCGGTTGCTTGAAGAGATCGATAACGAGATCGATCAAGATACTGACGAAGAGTCAGAAGAGGAGTAGTGATGGATATCCTGAAGGCAAACTCTGTTTTGAAAAGGACGGCAGCCGTATTGTTGGCCGAAGAGAACGATGAGCTGGCGAACATCAATCCTGCGGTCGAGGCATTCGATGAGTATCTTTTCTCTACGGTGTCTTCAGCGATTGAAGAATTCGGACTTGGAGAAGATGATGTGTTCGACATGCTTGACGAGTTCTTGTCCGAGTTGGAAGACTCCGGCTTGATCGATTCGACGCCAGAAGACGATGATAGTTCGGCTACGTGGTTCAACAACTGGTTGTCGAAGGCGAACGAAGTCGCGCTGCCCGGTAGGTTCATCGAGTGGATCAATGACAACGTGGAGTTCGAGTGAGGTGAGAAGTGGCCGGTCCTGGAGAAACCGTTTACGGGACCGTTTTCGTCCGAGATTTCGACACAGGGATTACGGAGATGTTTGGATCCCTGAGTGAGTTCGAGAAGGATGGAGACAGGTTCCCTGCCTATGTGCTGGATCTTCCGGCACTGGACGGGTTTGGGCCGGATCAGTACGGTGGCAAGGTGCCTATCATCTTTTGGCCTCCAGAGGGCGTGTTCGACCCGTACTTGCTTCCGTGTGTGATCATCCGAAGGGGAGACCCTGTTCCAGACTGGATGAGATTTGAGCCAGGCGGAACGGCGTACAAGATGCCAGCAGAGGGAGCGAACCAAGTGACCGTGACTAGGCCAGACGGAAGTACGGTCAGTGGGTATGACAAGTACGAGATTCGAGAGAAGGGCTACCCGTTTGACCTTCCGTACGACATCGAGTTCAGAGCCAGGAAGCAGTGGCAGAAGGTTGACATGTGGCAGTTTGCACTGAAGAAGTTGATTGGAAGAATCCTTGGCACTGTTGATTCTGCTGGGAATGAACGGTCCTACGATTTCAACCTGGAGAGCGTGTCGCACTCGGACGAGTTGGCTGACATTGCTGATAGGACATTGGTCACGACGTTTTCGATCACCGTGAAGGGCGAGTTTGACCTCACCGACCCGGTGGTCTACGCTGCTGTTCAGAACGGGGCGATTGACCTCACTAAGTTTGGGAGCAAGACGTTCCTTCATGCCATGGGAGATTGCTAATGCCGAAATTCAGATACAAAGGAAAAGTTCCTCGTCCCGTAGAGATCAACGGTGAAGTCGTGTCGATCAGACCGGGAATGGTGTTTGAGGCCAAGAGTGGAGAGGTTGCAGCTCTGAAGGCTCGGAAGCTGCTGACCGTCTTGCCGTCTCCGAAAGTTGTCGAGACGAAAGTCGTCGAGACGAAAGTCGATGCTCCGGTCGAGAAGGTCGAGAAGTCCGAGAAAAAGTCGGACAAGAAGGCTGAGTCCAAGGTGGACGAGAAGTCCGACAAGAAGGAAGACAAGACCGAGAAGTCTGGTGACTTTGGCTTCAAGCGGAAATAAATAGCAGCGCCATACCGGCGTTCAAAAAACGAGGAGGGTTGTAATGGGCGAATATCTACATCCTGGACCGTACATCGAACGGAGAAAGGGCGGCCCCGCACCGATCGAGGGCGTCTCGACTTCCAACATGGGAATTTGCGGTTACACGAAGATGGGTCCGGCCAACGAAGCAGTCTTGGTCACGAGCTTTGAGGCTTTCCAAAAAAGGTTCGGAACCTTCAACTCAGACGGCCTTGTCCCCACCGAGGTGTACGCTTTCTTCGCCAATGGCGGTCGTAGAGCGTATGTGTCCCGCGTGGTGGCTTCCGACGCATTGAAGTCTGCCTGTGGGTTCGAGGACTCAGAGGTAGCCGACGAGAACATCGGGACCGGCGACACTTCTGAGGTCACGTTCGCAGGCACCTTGGCCAACATCCCTGTGGTTCCTGGCAGCATGACGGCAAAGGACACGGCAGTTGTCGAGTCGTTCACCGATGACGGCCATGGCGTGTTGACTGGCGATGCTGGCGGGTCTGGAACCATCGACTACGAGACTGGCGATTACAGCGTGACGTTCAACGCAGCGCCCGCCGCCGCTCCGATTCTGGCTTCGTACACCCAGGCGTTGTGGGTTATCCAGGCGAAGTCCGAAGGCCTTTGGGGAGATCGTCTCCGAATCGTTCTGTCCGGGAGCCCGGACTACTGGAATCCCGCCACGGCGACGTACACTCGCTGGGACATCGCGGTGTTTATCCAGAACGAGACCACCCTGGCGTATGAGCTGTTCGAGACGTTCGACGAGCTCTCGTTCACCGACGAAGATGACGCCTCGTACTTCCCCGATGTGATCAACGACAGCGAGAGCGGTTCTGATCTGATCGAGGTGGCGTACTTCCAGGACGAAGCTGGTGTGTGCGCCAATCTGGCAGGTGTTGCCAAGACCGCAGTGGCGGCCACCGGCACCACCCCCACCCCGGACAACACGGAGACGGTGTTCGCAAGTCAGATCACCGCGGCTGATGTTGGATCGAACGGGATCGCCAAGGGAACCTTGACGGTCAAGTGGACTGACAGCACCGATGCTGCTCGCACCGCGACCGACGATGGTTCTGGAGCACTGTCCGGAGACGGAAGCGGGACCATCGACTACGACACAGGAGCTGTGGTCATCGAC